TGGAAACTTTTTTTCGTAGTCTTCGTGGGATTTCTTCTTCGGAATATTGAAACAGTTCTCCCCTTCGATATCATGATCGAATTTATAGATTTCATACTGAGGAAACTTAGAGAAGCAATCGGCGATCGCACAGCCCGCACGGCCTAAGCCCATAACGTTCATTGGTCCTCCACCCAATCTAAAATAATATGTTTCTCAAAGGCGCCACGGTTATAAGCTTTAAGGCCTATCTTTGCATACCGATTGAGACCCATAACCTCTTCAATACTCCGAATCACTTCCATTACATCTGCCAGTTCTTCATTAGAAGGATTTTCTTGAAACTCTTTGGCCTCTTCCACAAGTTTCTTAGCCAAGTACCCCGGCAGTGCGCGTGTTTGTGCCGTATGCCATTTACATTTCTTACCGGATTTTTCAATGATCTCCGGAATCAGATCGCGAACCAATTTATTATACTTTTTACGCGCCATTTATATTTAAATCTTTCATGTCTCTGAAGTTTTTTCCGAGAGCTACGTTCACCTTGTAGTCGCCGAAGGGGGTGGTCCCAAAGATTTTCATTAGCTCGGGAATCATCTGTCGCTCTTCGTGTTTGAGATCTATAACAATCGAATCATGCATCATAAAAGTAATAGCGCTCTCTTTCTCTCGCAGCCACTCATGTATCTCCACAGCTTTGTTGAGAACCAGATCGCTCGTCGTACTCTGTACAATATAACTCAAAGCATGATGATTGTCAACCCCTTTTATGTCTCTCCCAAATTCTGTATGAATGTTAGAGCCGTCCCAATACTTTTCTTTAACGAGGTTCTTGTCATAAAATGCCTCGGCCTTCTTATTTTGCTTGTCAGAGTAAAGCCATTCAAAAATCTTTCGCTTCGCTTGAGGGCGATCCATCTTGCCATCGTAAATATTTTGAATATTCCATTGGTGTATATCGCCAGTCGGCTGGGCGATACCGGAGAGCCCCAGGAGCGTCCTTACCTCGGCTGCATTGTAGTCCAGTTCTAAAAACCAATCGTTTTGAGGTTGAAGACACCCGCGGAAATCTCTATGCAAAGTTAAGATAGGAAAGGTTTTGGGATTCGTGGTGAGGCGACCGGTCACAGTGCCAAAAGGATTATAATCACAGATCCAATCAATCCCTCGAAGCTTGTTGATAAAGTTTTTTCCTTTTACGGACACGAGCTTCGTCATAATGGGCTCAGTGTTTATGTTGAGAGGCTGCTGTTTTATATCGGAGAGCATCTTAATCACATCTACCATAAAATCATGATTCATGGGACGCGTATGTGTTGTCAGTACGTGCTCTGTAATTTTATTCTTGGCATCACACAGTTCATACAAAAAGAACTCTGGGATGAGATTGTATATACAAGTTTCATTCAAATTAATCTGAGCTGTTCGAAATGATTTAAGAAATGCGCGAAGTCGTTTGGTAATGCTCTCCCACGCGGGCTTGAACTCTTCGGGGCATGCCTCAGTTAACGTCAAACCTCCGCTATAAATGCGAGCATATTCTACGTGCCTATCTTTTAAGGACGGTGAATAATCCCACGTCTTGTCTGCTCCGTACGGCACTTCTTGATAATGCAGTTCGTTGTTGGCATAGTAGCCAAGGCATTCGCCTTTATTATCAAGCGTTTGAAAATGCAAGGATCCTCCTACTAATCTTTCACTGATCCTATTCTAACAGATCCTCCGACCAGTGTCAAGTCCTTTGTGGCGCCCACCTGTAAGTCGTAAAGATATGGTTTAATCTCATTATTTATATAACGAAGTGCGCGCTCCATGCCTTGTGCATTCCGGAACTCGTCGAGCAGTTCCGTCATCTGCAGGATATCACAGCCCATCTGCCAGCCTCCATTACACAATTCGGTGAGGATTGCAATCCAGCTATCATATTCAGGATTCTGTGGGCCATAAAATTTATAGAGCTGTCTCGCTATTTCAAACTTTTTATTATAATTAGTAAAGAAAACGTTGGCTTCTCGCATGCGTATCTTAAAATATAGATCGATCCAATATAAATCTCCAAGCTGCCAAATGGCGGCGAGAGTAACGGGACTCCGAGTTGCTTGCTCTTCATAGGCCCCATGAGGACATCGCACGCTTGACGTGGTTTCTATGATTATGCGCGGGTATTGATCAACAAAATCATTGTACATTTTCATTAAAGTTGAGCCTAAATCATATGGATACATTATATTCTCCAACGGTGCGAAATCCGGCTCGTTGAGGATCATGGTGACGAACTTAGTTCTATAATCTATAGGAGAAGTTCGAAAATAGTAATGATAGAAAAAATTATTTTTGTTAATATTGTAGGTCGCCAGGCGGTCCAGCATTGGTCCCGAAAAAGGATCCGCTATCAATCTCCACGGAGCATTTCTGTCGACGTAAAAGCCAAATTTACGAGCAGCTTGAACGAAAAATCTAAAATTAGGATCCAGTATATACTTCTCGAACTTTGGTAAATCATCACCATAATCACCTTGATATAACTCTATGCTTAAACCAGACATCATGGGAGTAGAAAAGTTTGAGACCATACAGCCGGTCATCGTGATCGGAATCTTAACGAAACCTATATCCATAAAATTTAGAAATTCTTTAACGTAAGATTTAAAATCCACAACTCTGTTATTAATAGTATTATTACCTATAATTCTAGCTGTCAAACTCCTAGCGTACGCAGCGTGTAATCCTCCTATCGCCTTTCCGGGATCTTGAAAGGCGCGGTATACCGGTAAATCATAAAACATGCTTTCAGTTGGGATGTTTCCGCTATAGCTAAACGAGTGTATATATCTTTTCAAGGCCTCAAACGCATCTACTACAAAATTCAAAGCCTGCACGTTCGTGTTGGTGGTAGTTTTAATTTGTTTAAAATTACTACCAACACGTTTAACGATTATACCATTTTGAATTCTGTCCACCCTCCCGAAATACAGCTTATCATACCACGAATCCATCGGGTCCGGCAGACCCATAAAATATGGAGTGTCTTTATATTTCTTTCGCTCCTCAAACAGTCTTGCTGCTGATAAATTGTTGTTCCCCATGGGGTTCATTAATTCTTCTAACGAATAATCAAACTCGCCGGTAGGTGGTAAAGGCTTTTCAAAGCCCAACGCGGGGAGGCCCGTCTCAATATCTAAACCTACTGTTTCAAAGATTTGGCGAAGGCCTTCTGGTGTTAGGAAGGGCACGCGGTCGCCATGTTGCCAGCGGGAAACACGCTGAGCTTGAGTAATGGGATATTCTAGAATTAAAGTCACAATATATTATCTCCTCTAGCCGCGTAGGCCCGGGGGCATCGGCGTCCCAAATTCTTCTAACCATCGCCTTTCTTCCATCGAGGATCTGACTTGAGCGTCCTTTGCTCTGTTAACAAGTTGCGGATCGGCCTGAGCCATAGGCATACCTTGGTGGAGCGCCTTTACTATGGTCGAATAACCGCTGCTATCAATGGTAGATTCAACAGAAGTCACCAAGTGGTAGCCTCCAATACCTAAAAAGCGCGCGGCTGAGTTGCTTGAGCGAGGATCTCCAAAGCCTAGTGGAGAAGGTGAAACATATATAAGCTGCCCGGGCTTTATTATAGGCGCGCCGAAAAGACTCAGAGTAACATTATAAAGTTCGCGGAGCTGCTCGGCGCCGGCTACCCTATTTCGGTTAATCCGACCTTCGCGCAAATAGGGAGCATCCATTCTAGAAAAGGTGGCTTTTTTTAAAAGGCCACTAGCTGCTCCCACAACAAAATGATAAATGCCTCGGCGATGGTCATCGTAAGGATCTCCAGGCAACAACTCGGGATGTACGGTGCTTAACGTGAGCACTTTATAATTTGTATACTTCTGGGGGCCTCCTCTGGGCGCGCCAGAAACGTCTTCATCCTCATAGCCAGGCCACACAGTACCAGCCGGGCTATACAGTGTGACCTTCTCGCTGCACGGTGCAGGTAGGTACCCCATTTTCTCCAAGTATTCTTTAGTAACCGCTATGGAGCCCTCGCGCAGGGCGGCACCTCCCACGCGCGTCCCGGGCGCCCTCAAGTTGGTCACAACGGGGGATGGATCGGACCAGTCGGCCAACAGGGTGTTAGGGAATAAAAAGCCCCCTAGCTTTGCGTCTCGATCTGTCATAAAATCTATCATTGCCAAATGAGTTTGTTGAGGGGGGAGCCCATAAAAGCACTTAGAAGATAATGCTGGCTGCACCACTTGCGTTATAACGTCTGTAATAAAATTATTAAGGAAATAAAACTCTTTTCTTTGTGAAGTAACAGCTCGGGTATACCACTCCAAAAAATAATTAAATTCAATTGGAATAGATGCAATGTTAATGGGCAAATATAAATCTTTTTGCTGCTGAGGAGTTAAGGAAAGGCGCCCATGTCTAAGCCGACTAAAAAATATATCGGGAGTTCCAATGTCATTGTTGGCGTCGGTCACCTCGTGGGCGAGTGTAAAAAACCTCTTCACATTGAAAAACTCTATATCGGTGGTAATATATGCTTCCGTACCACGGTACACCTCGTCTCGATAGCCGACGGGAGTGCTGTCGTCATCGTGCGTGAGGCCTATGGCGATGTCAATAAGGTCTCCCAGAAAAAAGAAAGGGACGTCGGTAGCTCGAGGGTCACCGGGCCCGCTGTTCATCGTATATCTGCGGCGGCTCCGGGTGCTGGTCGAGGTCGAATAGGTGGTACGAGAGTGTGTCATCGCTATGTCATTGAGGCCCACGACATCCTCCTCGTCGTCGGTGGTTGTAGTTTGTTCAACATACTCCTCAATTTTGTCTCGCCAGTCGGAGTCTGGCACAAACTTTCTTATCTTACCAACCGTAAAATAATTATCAAGAAATCGCTGGCGCGATTCTCCGCCTATCTGTGTCGTGCCGGCGCCGGTCTCCCCATGACTAGAAAAAGACATCTCTTGAATATCTCGAGCTTCCCCCCAGGCGAGTTGCGGGGGTCGGAACTGGCCGCGCGGGTCGCGTGGTCGAAGACGCCCGTAGCCTTTGAGGGCAGCCTGGAGTTCCTCCTCGCTAGAACCGGTAACGGCCGAGCTGACTCCTTGTTCCCAGTTCTGCGGCCTGGCATTCCTGAAGGGATTCATGGACTTGACAGCGCCAAGCTGCAACGGCGTCGCAGTGACGGCGTAGAGGCGGCATGGCTGATAGAGCGGATTGCCGATGTCCGTGCGACGATTATTTGCATCCATGATGAATTCGGCCTCATTCGGGTTACCTAGAAGGCTCGTGATTATCTTGTTATAGCGCTTACTTAAATTTATTTCGAGCTTCTTTTGTGCATCCTCGAGTTCTTCGTTGGCGTCCGAGTCGGGCTCCTCAAACATCGCCGGGCGGCGCTTTCGTCTTTGGAGAATTTTATGGTAGGCGTCAGATGCTGTTTTGCCCTCTGGCTGAGCTCTGTAAAGATTATCTTGGTCCTTTTTATTATCATATCGCGCCCTATAATTAACAACGAGAGTAGCTGTTCCGTCCTGATTAAAATCAAACCGATGAGTGACTAGTTGCAGAAAAAGAATAGTTTGAGAATTTCGAATAGCATCTTGAAATATTTCTAATTCACTCTCTTGACGAGATTCGCCTGTGCACGGCGGCTCGCCGGCGCCGCCGCAGTTCCGAAGTGGACTCGTCGCAGACAACATGCCCTTTGCAGCAGGGGGGATAGCCCACCCCACGACTGCCTTGATCTCAAAAAAAACTCCATCGTATAACATATAGAGAGGCTCATCATTTTTGAGTGTATACCCGTTCGCCTGGTCCACTTTGGCCTGGGGCGCATAGATGATTAAATCTAAAAATGAAACCTTTCCCTTTATGCCAGCCTTCTGGTCCTCGAGCGGCTTACGAAACTGGTCAGTAAAAATATCTCCTACATCATTGAAGTGAATTTTTAATTGTGCTGTTATATTTGCATCCACCTCTGCTGGGTTCACACCTTTAAGGGCCCATTGAAAGCTTTTAATTCCTGTGCCTGAAACGCGCCCTTTTCGCTGCGCAAAAATATCAGTTACATCTCCAGGATCAATGAAGTCATCAAAAATAACTTCTCTCTCAACAGGAGGCGCGTCCCGGTCGGGGATTAAACGCCCCTCTTCATCCGGATCCTCTTTCGATGCATACTCGACCTTATAGAGGCGAATCTTAGGTACCAAGAGGCCCATTAAATCTGTGGAAATGTCTAAAAGTTTATCACCATTTTTTTTCCTAATAATCCCGCTGTACGAAGTGGAAGGTCCTTCTGGATCAGTAGAAATGATAGGCGCTAAATTTTTATATCCGCTCAGGCCGGCGTCATTCCCGCGGGTCATTGTAGCGGGGTCAACGGTGGCTGGTGTCGGTGGATAGGAGGCATGCAAGTGCGCAGGCGGATGATAAGGGTCACCAGCACGAAGCGACTCCACCATATGCGGCACAATCCCCTGAGCCTCTGCTCGCTTGGCTATCTCAAACATACTTTGGATAAGAAAGCACTGCCCGTTGAACGCCAATGTTCGAGCAAGTGTGTCGCTACTAGCCTGTAGGGTGCTCTCTTTAAGTTCTTTGAAGGTTAAGTCGCCCATTTCTAGTTCCTAAAATAATTCAATACGGCTTCGATGGGGTGGGGAATATAAACGGTGTCCCCTAATTTAAAATGCGCTTCGGTGGGTTTATTATTAAATCTTGCTATTATCCACCACAACTTAGGGTCTCCATAATTTTGAGCCGCCAACTTATATAGTCTGTCTCCCACGGTCCAGGTCTGTGAACTCACCGCCAGGGTATTATAGTTTTGTTGGGTAATCTTCGATAAAATTGGTGTGGCATATTGCGTAATATACCTTCGCCCCCTTTCTTCAAGAAGATGAAAATAAATTTCATCCCCATTTAAAAAAATTATTCTGTTCTCGTATCTTGAAGGCATAATTTTAACCGGGCGGCGGATCCGCAGGTGCTGGTACCGGTGCGGGGTCGTCGTCGGGGCTGGGATTGCCGGTGATCAGCTCGGTCGCGGCCGCGATCCTGAGATCATTGTTGACGGTCTGGCTCAGGGCGGCCGCTGTTGATACACCGGGTGCTTGACTCTTTATTGTTGTGCCCATGTGATAGGGGTATCCAGAGCCTTGTCCAAAAGTAAGTGCGTCATTCCCGGCATCGGTCTTAGACCACACCCAACCCATCTTAGCCCCTTCATGCAGTACTGTAAAACTGAAAGTAACCATCAAGTTAATGGGCAATATAACCCCCGCTAATCCGGCGCCGGGCTGTCGAATCATATTGAAGTCGCCCTTGTCTCCCTTCATCTTCATAAAGTCAAAAGTGTCAACTGCTCCTAAAATCCCGCTTAGATCGGCGCCGCGTAAAATTCCCGGCTTGCCGCCGGATGGCGATTTTAAAGAAAACCGTAAGAGGGGAGCTGCCACGAGAGTTCCTGTTCCGGGTCTATCAAAGTTCGCCTCGTGATAAACTGGGTACATCATTTTAGCTAAATCATTAAGAGCGGCGTAGGCCCACTCTATATCTCCGTCTGCAAAGTTTATTTCCCAACCAATCGTTATCGATCGGCCGGTATTTTGATAACTAACAATTGGATCCATCCGGCCGTATACTTCTTCTTTACTAAACTTTGGTCTATACCGATCTTCAAAGGTTAATAGTGTACCCGGCAACACCAGGGTTCTTCCTATAGCCGGATATTCAATTATAAGTACTTCTGTATTACTCACTCCCAAAAGCTTTTGGAAATTTGGGGAGGGATCCGTCGCCGTAAGCAGCGCGGCCGATTTTTTACTCTGGTCATTTCGATCTGGATGCGCTGCTAGTACGAGGCGCAAGAGACTGCGTAATTCGGCAACCGAGTTCGGCGACCCCTTCCCCCTGATAGCTTCGTCGATGATACCTTCTAATTGATCAATGGTGGCCGGTGCCGCATGCCACCCAAATTTCCCATAGTACTCTTTGCCGTTTTCTACAAGATCTTCTTGAGCTGCGGTTAACTTTATATTACTAAAAATACTCTCACCGGGGTTGTGTGACATTATTCATTTCCTCCTATACCGCTAGTCCATAAACAGGATTGCTTTCAAGATTTGTGACAACCTGGTGAGTTACCTGGTCGCTATCCATGTTAACGGTGACATACAAATCATTCTTTTCTTTGCCCATGCCCAAAAGATTGTTAACCGTAAATCCTAGATTACTAATCTGGCTTCCAAGCTTCCCAACTATTCCTTGTAGTCCCTGTACGGCTTGACTTAATCCCGGGTCTCCGGCGCCACGGGCTAGCGCTGCCAACTGTTCGGGCTGTACAACCATTTCGCCACCTTGGGCTTTAACCATTCTCTCTTTACCTCGTGGGCCCGGCACGGGGCCTCCGTAGATACCGCGGTGTGCGGTGACATAGCCATGGATGCCGCCCCCCACGCCTCCGATTGCCGCTCCAATGCCGGTGCCAACGCCAGGAATTATAGATCCAATCGAGGCGCCTATCATGGCGCCACCAGCTGCCCCACTCACAACCCCAGAGACCTGGCGTTGCTTCTTTCTGTCATCTGTCAACGCGCGACCAATCATCGGTGCTACTGCCATAGCTACCATGCCGGCAATCATTGCTGCCATACCCCCTTTTCCCATGCCTCCTGCGCCAGGCTTTCCGCCGCCGCGTGCGATGATGGGGGGCCCTCCGCCGGGGCCTGCGGGCCCGGGGCGCCCCCCTGCGGCGCGTGCCGCGGCTTGTGCCTGTCCCATTTGTATTATAGCTGCTGATTGTTGGTTCATAGCCCTGTTGGAATAGTTTCCTACTCTTCGCCACCCCAGCGCAATGCGGTTTAGTTCTCGAACCTGAGTTCTTAAGGAGGCATTGAGATTCATGGTTCCCATCCTGGCCTGGAGTTTGTTCTTTATCCATCGTTTACCGGCAATGTAAGCGGCGCCCAGCGCTGTAGTAATTCCGATTATCGCTGCGCTTCCGAGCGCTGCGTTTTTTGGAATGATGAATGCTAACATTTTCGAGATCCCTTCTAGCATAGTAACAAAAGGCTGGAATGCGATCGCAAGACGCTGCCCGGTTGCTGCCAGTTGCTGGAAGACGGGGGTCGCCTTGCGTGCCAACTCTTCTAGGCTTTTTTGATTTTGTATATGAACATTATATGCCGCGGCGCCCTGACCAAATAGCTGTAGGGCCGTATTAATATCATTAATTCCTGCCGCGGCCATAATGGCTTTTTGATTATACTTATCAAGATCTGCGAAGTTTCTACCGGAAGCAGATACTGACTGTCTCAAAAGTTCGAGGCGTTGGTCCTCTGTGGCGTATACCATTTGAATTGCATTTAGATACGGACCGCCTAGGATAGCATTGAGTCTGCCGACGGCCTCTCCTGCGCCCTCAAAGGTATCGTACCGGGCCACGACGCCTAACAGCTTATTCATTTCAAGGCCTGTGGCCTTTGCTTGGCGCATCAATCCATTCAGCACTTCGGTTTCGCGGCCTGTGTAATGAATTGCTACTTTCAGGGCCGGTGCAAAATCTCTACTCATCTGCTGTGCAGTGATTCCTATCTGCTGTCCCATTTGTACCATGTTACGAGTAAAGCGTTCTATCTGAGCGCCACTCATACCCATACCAATAGAGAAAGTATCGAGGTTCTTAGATAAGAAATCGAGGCCGTACCCAGCCTTATCAAGCATTACCCCTAAGCGCTGCATGGCGAGTCGTTCGGCTTCGCTCATATTAACGAACTTGCTGCTGCTCACCGCCAGCCCTGTTCGCGCTCTGTTAATATCTTCCATGGTGGCGTAGAGATCAGTCATTTGATAAACATTGCGTTGTAACTCACTACTGAACATGCTAGTGGAGTTGGCATTCTCCGTAATCAGGCCCGTGGCCCGGGCGTATTGAGCGTTGAGTGTGTCGCCGGCCTTTATATTGCGGATGGTCATTTCTTGAACTTTTTGGAGAAGGCTAAAGGCTATATTTCCGAGTCCCTCGATGCTAAATATGGTGTCTTTGACGGTGCGCCCCATCGTAGCGAAGCCTTCAGACATGCTATCGCCGGTGGCTGCTGCGCGGACCATGCCACCCGTAAGTGTTCCCGTCCATGCGTTACTAATCCCCAAACTTGTCTTTAATACACTTCGGGTTCCCTGCTCAATGGAATCGTGTGCATTAGCGTTAGAAGTTAATATTTGATGCATCTGACGTAAAGCAACAATCTGGTGTCGAAGTTGACTCGTTTCATTTTCCGTCATGCTCATAGACTTGGCGCCGAGGTCGACCTTCTGTTCGAGGGCCTGTATCTGTCTTCGCACCATATCGGCTTCGCCTTGGCGTAAGTTCCGATTCTGCGCCAGAATTTGAGCATGGTCAGTGGCGCCCGTGACGCGCTGCTTTTCGGCTTCTATTAAATCGCGGCTTAGCTGTAGTTCTGTGTTTAGTTGATCAAGGTTTTTTGTGCGCTGTGCGTACAGGCGCCCGAGGATAACCTCGTGCTCTTTGGTGATGGCCACACCCTGGCTCTGAAACTTAAGAGCTTGCTCAGCGAGCGCTATCTCTTCGGGTGTAAAGTGGGCCCGTTCTGTATAAGCTTTAAAGTCTTTGTCGCTAATGGCCATAATTTAATCCTAGGTGAAGGGCCACTTCAAGCCGGTTTCTCGTTCAAAATTGGCAACAGCACCTTCTAGTTCGTGGCGCGAACGAAAGCTACTAGGATTATTGAGGCCGTTTTTCATAAAGGTTTCCATGTAGTTCTTTTCTTTGGCCAACGCATCCCCAAAAGCAGCCACCTGGGAGGCGGTTCCACGTACGGTGTAGCGGGAGTCTTGGGCCAACTCTGTTCCACCAAACATACGTTGTAACATCATTTCCAGGGCCCCTCCGAACATTGATAGATAGCTCTCGTCTAACTTTTTTTCATTAGCGGCATTGAGATTAACAACAATTGGAACTAAATCTTTCATATATTTCCCTTATGATCGTACATAATTAATTAGTCCTGAAAGAGAATAAAAGATTAAAGAGTGGGAGGTTTTACGCCCGGGCCCAATTGAGTGGTTGAACGACCTCCGTCACCATGAGCCGCCTCCACAGCTTCGGCCTCGTCCTGCTTCTGCTTAAGTAGTCGGTGAACGAACCATTCGCGTAGCTTAATAGGCAAGTTGTATGCTTCTGTAAAACTCCAGCTACCGTGATATTTTAATATAAAAAACTGTTCGTAAACGTCTTCGATATATTTATCGCTGAGGCCAAAAAAAGTCGGTCGTAAAGGGAAATATGATTTCATCTGAATGATCACATTCATTACAGACGAACACCTCCTTTAGTTGTATATTGGGATTGACTTGGTGATAAATATTTCTTAAATATTTCGTGTCGGCGAGAGTCATAGTGTCCACAAACTTACTGATTAAGTTGAGGTCAGTGTAATCGTTGATTGAAACGATCATCAGGTTAAGCTGGTCCGTAACCATGCGCTCCGGCAACTTCTTTTTACGCCGCTGTTCTGCGACATTTATAAGAGTTACTTCATCTTTACCGGTAAGGAGTTTAAATTCAACAGCGACTGGGTTGGTCGGTAATGTAACAACAAAATTTCCATTTACATTTAAAGTGATTTCTTCATCCCCCTCCACTTCTTCCGTGCCACCCCGATGGGTATGTGTAACACCCAGGTCATAGGAGCTGTGCTGGCTACTGTTGCATGCCGGACATGTAACGTCTGTTTCATATGCATCGCCATACCCGGAGCGTCGGGCTGCAATTAGAATTGCGCTCTTGTCTCCCACTAAAAGGCTGTCCACTTTAATTCGCTTGTCTACCAAGAGATTGGTAATCAATCGATCGAGAGCTACGCCCTTTTCCAAGAGACTTTGGGAAGTAAGGATGTCCTCTTCCTTCGCTGTCATGTACCGCACTTCGACATGCTCTTGGTTGTGTAAGGGATGAGTTGATGGATAAAACTTTCCTAAGCTCGGCAAATCCACAAACTCTGTAGGAACTACAAAAGATAAAGGATCGCTCTGGGGAGGGGCTTCCGGGGTGGTTTGTGTGGCTTGGGGTGGCGGAGCCGTGTCGGGCTGTGGGGCCGCAAATCGGTCTTCATTGTTTCTAGGCAAAAGTTACCTCTCTTTCACAGTAATTATATCATCAACTAAGTTTTTATTTAAATTATTATTCTCAGTTGTTAATCATGTTTGTGGCCATGGTGCGGATCGCTAGAAGTCACGGGGGTCGGCGCTGGCCTGGAGCAAGGCGTACTCTTCTAACCACGACTGCGACGACTCCGACCCGAGTGCGGCCGCGGCCTGGTGTAACTCAAGTATCCGGGGATCCTCCCCGCCGGCCAGCACATGACCGGGGCTCGGATCGTAAGCGGCTTCCGTGCCACCCTCGGACGTCTCATGATAAATCTCCATCTGTATGTCCTCGATGGCCTCGAGTTGGGCGGCCGGGCTTGTATGTTCGTACCAGGGAACGGGCGCCGGTGTCTCGGGCGCGCCTGGCGTTACCTGTGACGGTTCCTCCGGCGCGCCGGAGCCCTGTATGTCTTGTTGTGATAGCGGTTGTGCTGGCTCGGGCGTAGGTTGAGGCTCGGGTTCAGGAGCAGGCTCTGGTGCAGGCTCGGGTGCAGGCTCGGGTGCAGGCTCGGGTTCAGGCTCGGGTTCAGGAGCAGGATCGGGTTCAGGAGCGGGTTCTGGCTCAGAAGCAGCCGACTCTGAATTCTGCTGCTCTGTCTCATTCATCTCATCGACCGCGTCACTTACGAGACGGGCCGTATCACTGCGCTCCTCTCCTTCTTCGCTCGGTTCTGCATCGGCCAGGGCTTGGTCTGCCGCGTCCTCGGCATCGTTGGCAGCGTCATTAGCATTGGAAATGGCCTGATCGGCCGCGTCCTCGGCATCGCTGGCAGCGTCGGCATTGTTAGAAATTTCTTCATCTGCTGCATCGTCGGCCTCTTCCTCGCCGGGGAATTCTTCCTCTACCTCTACCTCGCCGGTGTCGACCTCTTCCTCTACCACGCCGGTGTCGACCTCTTCCTCTACCACGCCGGTGTCGACCTCTTCCTCTACCTCGCCGGGGAATTCGTCGTCGTCGACGACGGGGAATTCGGTGTCGTCGTCGCCATCCTCGATCTCTGCGAGGAGCTCCTCCCGGGATTTCGGGCGAGGCTGGGCGAGGCGTCCCTCAATCTCGGCGATAGCGGCGGCATTCTTCTGCTCGGCCCTTTCTTGCTCGCGAAGCAGAACGTCTTCCATGGTCTCCATGCCGAGGACTTCCGCGTCCTGCTCTTCCCACGTTTTTTTCAGTTTTTCCTTCTCTTCTTCACTAAGTCTATTTGGGTTATGTTTAAGAATGCTGCTTCTTTCAAGATCGGCCCCCATGATAGCGGCGATATTTTCGGGTGGTCGATATAATATCCACTCATAATCAAATCTATCATATACAATTTGAACTGTAACTTTCGAAAGAGCATTAGTATCCTGACTATGTTCTCCAAACTGGACACCTGAAATAAACGCGTTGTACAAGATAAATTGTCGGGCTCTAAACATCATCTTGTTAGGGGTGATTTCTTGTACGCCAGCTATGTTGATGGCATCTACGCCCGTCATCGCATTCGAGCGGTCCCATGCCTGTACGCCACCGTTAGAAGGAGGCGCCGGATATAGACTGGGCCCGTCGAGGGCCATGATATCTAATAATTCAATTATTTTAAAATTACGGCTCTCAAATCCCATGTTTGAAATTTTAATTGAGCGAGGGGTGCCATTTAGAGGCGCCCCAGCTTCTCCGGATGGAAGCTCACCCGCTCCATATAGGTATGCCGTCAGAGTTGCTTCAAGGTCAAAATCATAAGTGTCCACCAGCTCCAGTTCAACAGGGCTAAATTCAAATTGAGCTGGGGCGTTTGCTAAGTGAGGGGCATAGCCGCGGGCCACGTTGCTTGCTTTATATAATTGAGTGGTATAGCCCGGCTTCTTACAACGTACACAAGGAAAATCAAAATATTTGATGTCGTTGCTACTTCCATATTTATTTCCCCTAAAGCGACTGTTGACAAACAGCTCGGCTATGGAGCGCTCGTCGCTACTTCCATCCGGAACTACCACAGGAAAAGGTACAATAAACCTATAAGGCCGTTTAGGCTCTACATAAGGGTTGGCCCAGCCGGAGCCCCAAAAAGGCCCGCTTCGAGCAGCCATTGGCTAGGACTCCTAGCCTCTGCCTTCAGCTTGGCCAGTCCTGTAAGTCGCCCAGTCGTAACGAAATGTTACATCTACGGTCATCAACTCTTCGGATGCATAATCGAGATCGGTATAACTAATGCCCTTTACCCAAGCATTGTGCAACTCATAATATCCCAAAGGAGCCCCGTCGCCATCAATCTCCTTAATGAGCACAGGGCCGCCAAGAATAGAAACGGCGCGTGCCTTGCTGATGGTGCGTGCATCATCGACATTGCCTGTGTTGGAAATATTATCCGGATTTACCCAGCCAGAGCTCTCTAGCAGGATAGCCAAGAGGGCATCAAAATCAGGAGTTGCTGCATTTACCAGGGTGGTACCTACATCGTTCCATGTAATAGCGCCTGGATAATAGAATGTCTGGCCCAAAAACTTGTGCTCAGACTGGCCAATATCAAAGGCTGGCTTTGTTACCTTTCTGGCATATACTTGTGTAGTCGTACCGCCAGGGAGTTGAAATTGGAGCAAAAAGCGATGTGATCGCTTAGGCTCAACTGCTGCATTATTCCAAAAGGCCATCTTCTAATTTCTCCTGTTTAGTTTAATTAGTGGGACAGAACAAATCTGCCCTTTTTTCTTAGTCATCGAAGGACGCCCCCGTTCTTGTTATTATAAAGTCAAGAGCAATGAACTCGATTGCCCGTGTGGGTTTCAAGAATACCTTGGCATACATAATATTTCGATCGACAAGATCAGGCGTTGTCGTCGACGTATCTAGAATAACCCTGTATTCCGTTAAACCAAAGCGCGATTTCACAGACCGCAGTAGTGGATTCACGCGGCCCAAGAACCTATCCCAAGTTACCTGAGTGTTGGGATCAAACAGAATGTTGTTTGCAATTCTGGAAATCTGCTTTTTGAGATAGCACAGTAGTCGTCGTACATTAACTCGGTCCAGAGCAGAAGGCGTTGCTTGTAAGGTCTTCTGACCGAACACCACAATTCCTTCAGCGGGAAAGCTCGCAATGGGGTTAACATTAACCTCGTACAAATTGTCCCTCTCCTTGCTCGTAAGCTTCTCAATGACGCCCACGACCGGGAATCCTGCGGCGCCTCTACTGAGGCCTCCTCGGTTAAAGCCAGCTGGCGCAAACCAGAGTTCTGATCGGCGTGCGGAGCTAGCATATGTTCCTAGTGCCACCACAGAGGGAGGCATCCAGATTTGTTGTCCGGACAAGGAATCTACTATACGAACCCACGGATAGTAACAGGCGCCATAACTATTATTGAACGCCCGGTCCTTAACTGCCGATACTGTACCAGCGACCGAACCACCTCTCGTGGTAAAACTATCAGTATTTTCATATGAAGAGGTATATCCAGCTTCGAGATCGATAACGGCAAGCGTATCTGCTCGGTCTTCTGCAACCGTGAGCGCGTGACTCGTAAGACCCCGGACCGTAACGCCCGGTAGCGCCAACAAGTTGGTATCAATTACTTCAACGTCGCCAATCGTGTCGATAGCCTTCTTGACGGTATAATACATAGCGTTATCTCGCTCATTCGGTGCAGCAGTCTCCTCACCGCCTAGGGCGCGAGTGTTATTGAAAGGTTCTGCCTCTTTAATGTCAAGACCATCAAAGGCGCCGAACAGTGGAACCGTAAAGCGATCGTAGCCCATGCTTAGAATTTGAGAGTAGCTGCTCGAAACCGCATTACATGAAGTGCCGGCTGCGTAAGATCCAAGCTGTACGCTGCCTACATCGCCGCCGGGGCCTTCTGGGCAAACCGGAGGAGTCTGGGCGTACGCTACCTGGTTGTTCTGTCCAAAGGCGCTTCCGCTGTGGTAAACATCGCTGAACTTAGCATCCCATACGAGATCATCTAGCGTAAAGCCCGGGCCTCGTTCGAGGAAACTATCCGAATCCGGATCCGTACGGTCGAACTCGTCGGGACGCACGCGAAGATGCTCGCGCACCGACGGTTCAAATGCCAGGGATGTCCGACTCGGAGTCGTATTAAAGCCCCAATAGGCGTTGGTAGAATCACTTAGACCGCCATCAGAACCAGACATTCGTACTGGGAGGACGGGAAACTGGAAGCTACCGG